TTTTGAAAGAGGACTCTCGTGAACACTTTGCCGCTCAAGAAGCTTTCGTAGCTAATCAACGAGCAGTAGGTGAAATGAAACTCTGTAAACACGATATGCCCGTAGGACATTGTAAAGATTGTGACAATGAACACACTCAGGATGATGAATCAATTCCCTCTGTAACTGATACCGATAGTCTCGGATCCAGTGATGATGAGGATATTGAATTGGAACCTGGTGTTGTATTGGAGTCTCAATGGGGTGTACCAGACTATAAGGATGTTATGGCGTATTTATATGACCTAGAAACTTCTCTAATGGAATGGTGGACCCAAATGAAGATGACTTTACTTACGTCAACCTTTGGACCAAGTATTATTGCTTACCTTGTTCGTCAACGTGCACATAATATGGTGAAGGAGACCCTACCTATGTTCGGTTCTGCTTTATCAATGGTCTTGATTTTCGCAGCTCTTATGGTTCCGCAAGCTTGTAATATCTTACTCGTTTTAGTATGTGGTTATGGATATTTCTTGTGGACCGAGTATCAAAAACTCAAAGAACAAGTTAAAAACGAATTTCTGGTTACCACTAGGCCTTCTGATTATTTTAAGAAGATGGACTGGTCTACCAAGAGAAATATGTTGGTTTTTTCGTTGTTATTGGACTGTGGAAATTACTTTCATTTTTGGCGAAAGCTTGGAAAAAGTTGCCTACAGCGCAAGCTGCTGCTCCTATTACGCTTACTCCTGATGCTAAACCCTATCAGTTAGAAACTGAATTTTGGGATGTGCATGCTAGAGAAAGGCAATATAAAATTGGAGATGCAGGTGTGACTGACAAAGCTCGTACTACTACGCATGAGCAAATCAATCACGTTGTTGGTAAACGTTTGAAAGTTGTTATCAAAACTGATGGAACACAAGTCAATGCATTACCCCTTAAAGGAAATGTTATGTTGATTCCGAATCACTTTGTGAGGAAGACAACTGACTATGTTCAAGTTAGAAACATTGGTGGTTCATCCTATATGAATTTACCACTTTCACAAGCTGCTTGCGAGAGAATTCCTGGCACCGACCTTGCAGTCTGGTATTGTCCAGGGATTGGAAATCAGAAAGATTTGACTGAATATTACCCTAAGGAAATTTTGGATGGTAAGAAGTTAAGTATATACTTTGTATAACACTGATGGAACTCTCAAGCAATTTCCAAAAATGATGGCATCCAAAGGCAGAGTTGTTACCACGGAGGGTGGTATCTTCTCTGGATTGAATTACACATTCCCCGAAGACACTTTCGGTGGTTTGTGCATGGCAACACTTATTGGAAATGCTAAAGGAACTCCTTTCATTGCTGGTCATCACTTGGCTGGTCGTGGAACTACAGGAGCTGCGGGTTTTGTAACTCGCCCTCAGATTGAGGCTGCTATTGAGAAACTAGGCACTAAGCCTGGTGTCTTGATTTCTCATTCTGCTGTTCCTATGGAAACTCAGTGTATGGGAGTGGATTTCGGTCCTCTTACTCCTGTGCATGAGAAGTGTCCTACTAAAGCACTTCCTGCAACTGCTAAGATTAGAATTCATGGTACACACAATCAACCACGCAGCTCTGGAAACAAGAGCAGGGTTGTTACATCATTGATTTCTAAGCATGTTGCTGATGTGATGGATATTGAGAAGGAACATGGACCACCCCAAGACATGGGAGGTTCATACCACAAAGAAGTTGATATTGCTGGAAAAGTGGATACTGCTGTTAAATTTGATACAGAGTTGACACAGAAAGCTTATGTTGATTATTGTACTCAATTGGATAAGATTCCTGAGTCAGAAATCGCTAAGTTAGGAAAAATGTCAGATGATGCAAATCTTGCTGGCATGGACGGAGTGATTGGAATCAATGCTATGAATTTTAGTACTTCTATTGGATTTCCCTGTAAGGGCCCCAAAACACAGCTCGTAGAAAAGAGCGATCGCACTGTTAAGGGAATCACTTGCCCTAGAGATGTAGATCCTATTGTGTTAGAAGAAGTCAAGAAG